AAGCCAACGACTTATAGATAGAGAAAAACTTGATCAAGAATCCATATTAGCAATGGAGTACCTTATGTATAAGGGTCTTGACATATCTAAGTTAGTAAGCGCCAAAGTAAATACAAAGCAAGCGGCAAGTTTGAAGGCTAAATTAAAATCAAGCAAGCCAACTGCTTCTAGAAGAATGAAGGGTAATAAAGGAGGATATAACAAGTCTAGTAATGGACGACCTAATATTCCAACTTTAGACAAGCTATTAGGGTAAACGCAAATTTTTTAATTTTTAATCTTTAATATTTATTTATCATGGCAGCAGACAACGCAAAAAGACTTCGTTTATACGAAGATTTCTTCAACGCTGAAGGAATGACAGATGAGAACTCGTTAGCGAGCGCTCTTCTTACTCAGCCTGATGTACTTTCACCTGTGATCACTCACTTGGCAGGAAAAGAAGACAAGAGATTCCCTCTTTCTTTTCTTACTGAAGGAACTGGTTCAGTAAAGTATATCAACGACATTGAGTACGATTATCCAGTAATGGGTAGACTAAACAAAGCAGTTAGATCTAGTTCACTAGTTTCTGGATCAGGTGCAAATTACACAAGATTTAAAGTAGCATTTGATAGCAAGTGGTTTATCAAACAATACATTATTGAGAGTGAAAACGGAATCCAGGCGAGAGTAATGGATGATCCATATGAAAACGCAAGTGGACAGTGGGTTTATACTCTACAATTGGTTACTGCAGATGAGGGCGATTCAATCGGATCATCTGACGTAGCTGGTAAAAACTGGGTACAATTATTCGCGCCAACAGCGATCTCTGGATCAGTTGGTAACGAGAGCAACTGGGTTGCTCCATCTAAAATGAGAAACCAGATTTCTCTTATCAGAAAGTCTTACCGTTATGAAGGTAATGCTCCTGATAGAGTTGTAAACTTTGAATTTAACGTAGACGGTAGAAAAACTGCTTTATGGTATGACTTCGAAGAATATCAGCACATGCTAAGATGGAAAGAAGAAACTGAATACGCTCTTTGGTATTCTAAATACAACAGATCTTCTGAAGGTGTTATTCACATGAAAGACGACAACGGAAAACCAATTCCACTTGGTTCTGGTGTATTAGAGCAAATTCCTAACGTAGATACTTACTCTACATTAACAGCTACAAAAATCAAGTCTGTAGTAAGAGATGCATTATATGGTGCTTCTGATGCTCAAGACATGAACATTGTATTGTTTACAGGTTTAGGTGGTATGGAAGAATTCGATAACGCAATGAAATCTGAACTAAGTTCTGGTACTTATATCAAGAACACAGATCCTTCTAACTTTGTTACTGGGTCAGGTTCAAGCTTGCAGTTAGGTGGTTTCTTCACTTCATACAGACACATTGATGGTCACACTGTAACAGTGAGACACTTGCCTTTATTTGATCATGGTGCAAGAGCATTGAATAGTCCAAAACACCCAGTGTCTGGATTACCAATGGAATCTTACAGAATGATCTTCTTAGATATGTCAACTTACGATGGTGAAACTAACGTACAGATGGTATCTAGAAAAGGTAGAGAACTAGTAAGATGGGCAGTAGCAGGTGCTTCTGTTCCTCCAGGATTCAACAGCGGTAACTCTTTAAGAGCTAACGACGTTGATGGTGCATCAGTACACTTTATGAAAGAATGTGGTATCGCAATCAGACGAGCTACAAACTGTCTACACTTAGAATGTGTAAAATCATAAATTTATAAGCAGTCAGGGGAGTAGCAATGCTCCCCTTTACTGTTTTGTTTAACATAGAAAATAAAATCATGAGTTCAAGAAAAGTAGTTTTAAAACGAAAAGCTAACGCAACAAATTTACCGGAACACGTTTATGCAGAAGCTAAACGAAAAATAGGTTCCACTTTTTCTAGCAATGGAGATTCCCAAACGGGCTTAACCTTTGCGGAACAAAAAAAATATATGCCTCAAATAATTGGTGTCGATGCATCTGACATTAATTTTATGAAAGAGGTAAAAAAATATTTTCATAACATGACTGTTACTATTGAATCTAGAGGAACTGATCTAGAAGTAGGAGTAGATGAAAATGGAGAGCCATTAAATTTAATGGATTACATAAGATGGAAATTCGCATGTGCGCACCCTTACGTAGCGCAAGATGAAAAAGAAATGAAATCTAATAGAGGTTATAAGTATTTTATCTATGATACCAAAATTGAGAAAATCAAAAAACTCGCTGGAGTTACGAAAAGAAAAGAAGCGTACAAAGAGTTTATAAAGGTAACCGCTAATGTATCCAAGATGGATCAACTATTACAAGTTTATGGGTATGAACCTAAGACAATGGATGCGGCACAAAAGGAAATTACACTAGAAGGAGAAGTAGAAGCTGATCCTACACAGTTCCTTGGTTATGCTACAGACAAAAACTTAGAGCATCAAGCGTTCATTAACGATTGTATTACAAGAGAAGTCCTACGTAAGGTAGGTAACACTATATTAAATGGAGATGTCGCTTTAGGAGACTCTATGGAAGAGGCTATTTTGTTTATAAAAGACAAGAAAAACTCGGATGTATTAACAACCTTAAAAGCGCGTCTAAAAACTTTTAGTTAATTATGACGGTAGCAGAAATGCATTTTGCTGTAGAACAAGGTCTACAAAAAGTAGGTTCTAATTCCTTTGATACTTTTTTACCGGAGGAATTGGATTTTGCTTTAAATAAAATGCAAGAGCGTTTTGTAAAACAACGCTTTTGGTCAAAATCAGATCCAAAACAATCAGGGTATTACGGTACACAAAAACGTATTGACGATTTACGTGTGCTTACAGTATTAGATTATAGTGATGATGTCGCGGCTATGGACGCAGATGTTGATCACGAAGATTTTGATTTACCAACTGACTACATGTTTTTAATTAACTCAAGAGTTAAACTATATTATGATGATTGCGGTAGAGCTAAACTAGGAGCAGATACTAACGCAGGCGAAATTGAAATAGAAGTAGACAAGTACAAAAAAGAAGTTGTTCTACGAATTGTTGAGCCTGATGATGCGTATAATTTGCTTGCAAGTCCCTTTACACAATCAACACATAAAAGCCCAATGGGTATAATTTCTGATACATTTATAAAAGTATTTACGAACAAAAGGTTCCTATTAAAAGGTGTAGGCTTAGATTACATTAGGGAGCCATCAGAAATTTCTTTATCTTCGAACCAAGATTGCGAGCTAGCAGAACATACACACCAAGAGATAGTAGATTTAACAGTTAAACATTTATTAGAAGCAACAGAGGCTCCGAGATACCAAACCAATTCAATTGAGGGATCTCAATCTGAGTAATTTATATAATTTTTAATCTTTAATATTTATTTATCATGGCAAAAAAAGAAGTCCTAATCATTAACAGTGACGCAGCCGCGGCTAGTGCTTTCGAAGCAGCAAAGTTCGGTTACGTTAAAGATGGAGCTACAAGAGTAGCATCATTAACAAGTGGCGACGATAATGTATCATTATTTTATGGTACTAAAAACGTAGGTCCAATCAGCGAAGGTGACATTAAAAAAGTTACCGCTATAGCTTATAGCGCTGGTACAGCACAATCCTCTACTGCAACTATTGCATTAGATTCAGGTAGTGCGTACGTAAAAATCATTAATACTACTAAAGGTACTGCGAACCTTCCAGTAAAGACTTTTGAAGGTGCAAGTGCTGCAGCTATCAAAGCTCTTATGGATGCTGAGTTTGCTAAGTCAAGCTCTGAGTTTGCTGGTTTTGGTGCTAGTATCTCAAGTGCTGTTATTACAATTACAGCTCCAATTGATTCTCACTTTAGACTAGCTGGTAATGACGCTAGTTCATTTGCTTACAGTACTGCTGCTGTTCCTTCTGTAGGAACTCAAGCAAAAGTAGCTGAAGCAGAAAAAGCTGGATTCATTGACGGTGGTTTATTTGGTCTTGGTGGTACAAACATCAAGCAGCCGGTATCTACAGTATCTGGAAATTACGATTTAGTTTTAATCGAAGGAACAAAAGTGTCTAAATCAAAAGCAGTGGGTAATGCTAAAAACTACGATGACTTTATTATTGAAGTTTATGTAGCAGACGGTAACTCTACTGTAACACCAGCCGCTATTGTTACACAGGTTGAAAAACTAAAATAAACATAGTTATATAATATAATTGTTTGTTAGTTTTTATTGTTAGTTCAAAAGAGGGGCGGTGAAAACTGTCCCTTTTTTTTGAATTAAAAATTTGGTAAACAGAAGAAAATTTGGTATAAGACCTATATTTTTCTTATTTTTGAGAAACTTTAAAACATTCAATCGTGAAATTAGAAGACCTGATTAGAGAAAAGCTTCAAGAAAGCCCAGACCTAAGTTACAGTAAAATAGCAGAAATAGTACAAGATCACCACACGGGAAATATATTTTCCCATAGGACTTTAAGAAGA